TTTCGTACTACTATTATACTATTAATATTCTACTATGCAACTAGTTCTTGCCATTGTTTTGAACCTAGTGCTTTAGCTACTTCATCTTCTCTACGCTTACGAATAGCGTGTCCACGCTCTCCGTCAGTATGAGTAGACCAATAAGTCATAGCATTGTATAACGCCCATTTTGTATTACCAAGTGTGCGACTCTCACGCTCAAAACCTTCAAGTAATGTTTCTGTTCTCGTTACATTGAATGGTATTGAGTTAGATGAACGCTTGAATGTTTTAGCTACAGTTTGTTCTAAGAATCTTTGAACAGAATGACCACTTAATCGTATGGTTGCCCATTCAGAATACTCTTGACCACTGTCTTTGAAGAAATGAAACCCTGTCAAAACACGCTCTTTGATACTTTGAATATTAACTTTTGTTGTATGTTTAAAGCGTAATGTAGAAGCATTGACAGGTGTTGTGCAACCATTCATACACCACAAGCGTAAGCCATCACAGATTGTAGCGAATGCCCACGATTGGTCATATGAATTGAAGAAGTTGATACGAAACTTAATGATGTCATCTTTCTGTGGTTCAATGACAAGGTTGTCAAATGTTACAGATCCTCGCATTTTTGCACCACCTTCAAATATTTTGATATCTGTTTTGTAATCTGTAATGCCTGTTTTATCAACACCTTGCATTACATTATCAACAACATCTCTGTGTGCTATAGGTTTGTATTTACTGCCGTGAATACCAAGAACTTGTCCGGTATCAGTACGAACACACGCTCTTGCCATATCACGAGGTACAGAATAGTTTTGATTACCAAAATTATCTGTCCTGTTTAGTGCTTCAAGTTCCACCATTTCTGTTGGAAACTCGTAGTCTTGTTTAATATCATCTAACATATTTACTCCTTTGTTTTTATTTAGATTTATATTATTATAGTATATCATACTTTTCCTTTCGTAAGAGATCAGCTAATCCCTTTGCTTGTTCTTTAAGTATGACTAGAGAAGTGGTGATGTGTTCAAAATTACTTTGCGAAAGCTGTTTACTTTCGCACGAATCCAACGCCACTTCTATTGCACCTATACATTTTGTGATTACCTTCATTTCATACTCACATTTGATTAGGTACTGCAATGAGTAGAGTTCCATATTCTGTTCCCACTCATAGCGTTCTTCAAGTGCTTCTATTGCCAATATATATCACCTCCTTTTTGCTTTGTATTGTTACTTAGCAATCTTTTCTAATTCATCTACAGCGTGTGCAATTTCTTTCATACGCTCATCATATTCTGGTGCATACAATTTGTTTTCTATTTCTAGTAGCGATAGATTTGTAAGATGTTCCATAACACCATAGTAATGTTGTGCTAAACCAAACTTACTGTGAGATATTAAATCATCAGCATATTTTGTCTGTATGACATCTTGATACTCGTTTGACATTGTTCTGAATGTATTGACACGATTGATCTCGTGCATAGTTTTTTGATGAACTTCCGTTTCATAATGATGTTTCTCTTCATCAGCTTTAAGATATTTAGACATTCTATACTCCTTTGTTTAAAGTCTAATATAAGTGTAACTTGTTTGTTAGTCGTCAAGTAGGTACAAGCTACAAAACCTTAGTCCGTAATTTGTTTGTCCACTTTTCCGGTGGTAGCTTATATGTGGCATATGTTTACAGCTGACACACAAGCGTATAGTTGTAAATTGGTACAAACTACAAAACCGTTAGCCAAGCATAGGACTCAAACCTATTTAGTCTTGACCTGATTGCCGTGGAATCTTATTACCTAGAACCACGCTATGCAATCATAGTGCAGGACTAATATGGGGAAGGATTTGTGAGTCCTGCATTACGAGTGCATATGTTGGGAGTGTGGTGATGATAGTGAAAAGGTTGCCACTTGTCCCACACTCCGTTACTTATCTAGTATTATCAGCTAACCACCAGATTAACTGCTGTATCATTTTCATTCCGTAGTATAAACCAAACCCTGAAGCAAACAATGATATACCATTGAATACAGGATTTAGATATACAATAGCTACTAGAATGAAAATGACTACGAGTTTATCAACAATTAAAGACATATTATTATCTCCATAAAAAAAGGGTAGCCATTTCTGACTACCCTATAATTATTATTTTTTTAGTGAATCAAGATACTTCTCAGCAGATTCTAACCTTTTGTTCTGCGATTCAGTATTCTCTTGACTTGAGGACTTCGGTTCATATGGAAGAGACTCACCTGTGATATCTTTAAAGATGCCTTCCATCTCTTTCTGAAGTGCCTTGTATCGTTCAATCCAAACCTCGCTGTTTTCAACTTGGTCTAGCAGATAGCTGAATGGCTCAGATTTGGATTTCCTATCGTGGATTTGCTCAATCTTTCTTGCGATTGAACCTTGATGGGAATAGATAACACTTGTCGGAAATTTACATAGTGCTCGTAGAATCCTCATCTGCTCAATGTGTGAGGAAGTAACCTTGACATTGCCTGGATTAACTGGCTTGGTCAAATCATCATCATCATTGGTGAATGGCTCTAAAACAGATGCAATCCCCTCAACACACGAACTAAGTGATTTAAAGTTAATATCTTTTGAATGTATTTTTTGTGTATTTGATTTAGACATATTTACTCCTTTTTGTTAGTTAATATCAAAATCGCCACCCTTATAGGATATGTCTACACCTACAACAACAATACACCATCCCAAGGAAGTATGACGACGATGGCCTGTCTAAAAAAATATATGCAACAAACCAAGGAGTAGGGGAATTTCCCCAGAAATTCATATTTTTATGCATCCCCAGATGCCTTAAAAATTGTCCTACGACTATGGGATTGTTAGTATATATTTATTTAGATGTATTCGTTGTTGTAGGTGTAGCACATATCCTATGGTGGCATAATGATTTTGATATTAACTAACTAAAAGGAACAGTAAATTGTCTAAATCAGATGCCAAAAAAACATTCATAAAGATATTAACTTTAATGAACGCCCCCCAACACACATACTCCATATATGGGGATTGCATCTGATTTAGAGTCATTCAACTGATGTTCTTTGATGATTTGCCGTTAATCCAAGCAATGGAATGTTACAGCCGAACTGAGCAGATGAGGATTCAAGAGTACAAATTTCCGTCAGTTTATCAATTCCCGAATGTTCAATCGCAATAAAGTTGTTATACAAATCCACGAATCCAAATCTGAGCAGTTTAGCTATCTGCGACCTTTTATGTTGTAAACAGGGAGTTTGCGATACAAGGCCGTAAGAAAGAATGGAAGGAAGATTTATCGCAGGGGAGGTCGCACCATATGAACCAAGTCCGACAAGAGAATCTGAATCACCAGAACAAAAGTATCTGCGAAGTTCTTGATTCACTACAAAAATTAATTATACATAGGTAGTCGGACTTGGCGTTTTTTAATGGGAGTAATCATATGTCATAACACAACGCCTTTCGGAGTATGTTGACTTTTTCAACGATACTTGATATATGAAGAGTATGTCCGTTGCTAAACAAAAAGCAAACACGATTACTCCGAAAGCCCGAAAACTTGTTGATACGCTCGTAGCCTCTGGTTGTACTATAACCGAAGCATCCAAAGTAGCAGGTTACAAGGGAAACAGTTCAAGAGTAAGTGCCTCCCGTATGCTACGAAAACCAGAGGTACAGCAGTATATGTTTGAGCAGATTCAGAAGAACCTTGGTATGTCCGCCGTCAAAGCACAACATAGACTACTTGACCTATGCAGTTCAGCTAAGTCGGAGTATGTACAGTTGGAAGCATCTAAGGACATATTAGACAGGGCAGGATTCAAAGCACCAGATAAACATCAGCACTTGGTCAAAGGAGATTTCAGTATTAACATAGACTTGAAGTAACCCTGCCCTTGTCGTCAAAAGGTTTTCTGTATCTGTGCACATATGATTACTCAGCCAGATGGTGTTTTCTTGTCCTCCCTATTTCACCATAGGGGGGTTCAGAAAACAGATAGCTTGGCTGTATATATGTCCTACTCACTCATTAGAGTCTTTCAAGGTTCGTTGCATTTTTTTTTATTTCTGTTAAGGTTCGGTTATGACTACATACATAATAATTAACATTTTGATCTGGGTGATATTCTAATGCCTTCACCCGCTTGGACACGGAAAGCAGGTAAGAATCCTAAAGGAGGATTAAATGCAAAAGGTCGTGCATCTTACAAGGCACAAACGGGTGGCACATTAAAAGCACCTGTTAAGTCAGGAGATAATCCAAGACGAGCATCTTTCTTAGCTAGAATGGGAAATATGCCCGGCCCCGAAAAAGATAGCAAAGGTAGACCAACTCGTTTACTTTTGTCATTAAGAGCGTGGGGTGCATCAAGTAAAGAAGATGCACGGCGTAAAGCTAAAGCAATGTCAATACGATTGAAAAACAAAAAGAAAAGGAGCAAAAATGCCTAATAAAAAAATGCCTATAAAGAAAAAAAAGAAACCTATGAAAAAGGGTTACTAATGAAAGGCGTAAAACATTATACTAAAGCAGGAAAAGTTCACTCAGGAGGTTCTCATAAGATGCCGAATGGTGAACTCCATTCAGGAAAAACGCATAGTGCGTCTAGCAAAAAATTATTTCATTTTAAGGATCTCCCTAAAAACATACAAAGGAAGATACTTATCTTAGCTAAAAAAAGTAAAAGCTAATGGCTAACCTCGTAAAAAGATTGTTAGATAATAGTCTTAGTGGATTAAAATACGCTTTAGATAGAAAGCCACGAAATCAAAAAGAACACGATAGATTATCACAAGAGTATCATACTATGTTTGGTTTAGGTAAATCATTACTTAGATTTACACCAAAGTACGGGTTTAACTCTGATGGAAGTGGCCCTGTAACTGATAGACAATATAAACAAATGCAAAAAGTAAAAGCACGCCCTCCTGTTTCCAAAAAAAGATTAGGTATAAATAGACCAAGATCCCGAACAAGTTTAATGGGAGTAAACAATTTTTTACCAAGAAGAATATTGCGATAGTTGACAAACTACAAAAAAAAGAAATAATAACATTATGAAAGAATTTAGAAATATGACATATAGTCAAGCACTTCGCAAATACCCTACAAACTATAAACTTAGAGCAATGGGTAGGAAGTCTTTTGATAAAGAGTTTGGACAGACAGAGCAAAAAGGTAATAAAACTGTTACTAAACTTAAAAATAATAAATTTCCAATGGCACCAAAAGGTAGAGTATTTCTTATTGCTAACAATCCTAAAGGTGGTACAGCAGGTGATTTTAGATCAAAAGAAGGTCGTAGAATAGAAAAAGATAATAAACGATCTACATCAGATAAAGAAAGACGAATAGAAAAAGATAATAAACCATCTATAAAAAAGAAGGCAGACAAACCTGAAGCTAAAGCAAGACCAAACACACCAAAAAAAGAATTTGATAAACTTTCTTTTAATGAAAAAATAGATGCTTTAAATAGAAGTAAATCAGAAAAAGATAATGAACGAGCAAGAAAAATGCGAGAGCAAATGAAAAAAGTTAAAGCACGACTCAAAGCTCGTAGAGATTTAAAAAACAAAAAGAAAGCAACGGTATCTGGTGCCAAAGGTAGAAAAGAAAGAAGAAACTAAAGCACAAAGAAGAAGTGCAAAATTAGCAGAAGCAATGGTTCGCACAGAAAAAGCAGACCTTGAATTGCACAGAATGAAACAAATCAAAGACTACGCTGAATACAAAATGATGAAAGGTCATTCAAAAGAAACGGCCTACCAAATGGCAAAGGCACACATTTTGAACAGTAATGACAAAGCGTAATTACCGAAAAGAATACGACAAGTTCCAATCCTCATCTTCGTCAAAAAAAGATCGTGCTAATAGAAACAAAGTACGAAGGTTAGCACTACGATTGAAAAAAGTTAAAAAAAATGATAATAAAGATATAGACCACAAGGATGGAAATCCTCGTAATAATAAAAAAAGTAACCTACGAGTTGTTAGTCGTAGCACAAACAGGAGAAAAAAGTAATGGCTAGGGAGTACAAAAAGGTTTATGACGAAATTCGTAGAGATACAGAAGCCGGTAAAATTGAAAAACAATTAGACAAAGTTAGTCCAAAGTATAGAGAACAATTAAAAAAAGAACTTGAAGAAGAAGCAAAAAAAAAGAAACAACAGAAATTAAAGTCAAAAATAAAAAGATTACGAAAAAAAAGACAAGTAAAAAAAGAGTTTAGAGCAAAAGAAAACTTTCCGGGATTTACTAATAAAGAAGTAGCGGATGCTAAAATGAAAGAATTACACGAAAATAAAAGAAAAAGAAAAGGTAGTGGTGGCAGAGGTGGTGTACCATTATCTAATACAATATTAAAAGGTGGCTTTGGTAAAAAAATATATTAGTTATGAGTTCAGCTACAAAATCAAATCCTTCTCTATGGAAAAGAATTGTTGCTCGTGTAAAAGCACAAGCATCTCACGGAACGGCCGCAGGTCAATGGTCTGGCAGAAAAGCACAAGCGGCTGTCAAAGCATACAAAAAAGCAGGTGGTGGCTATAAGGGTGGCAAAAAATCTAGCAACTCGTTATCCAAATGGTCTAAACAAAAATGGCGTACAAAATCAGGTAAAAAATCTTCAGATACAGGTGAAAGGTATTTACCCGAAAAAGCTATTAAAAATTTATCATCAAAAGAATATGCGAAAACCTCGGCAAAGAAAAGACAAGACAAAGCTAGTGGAAAACAGTTTAGTAAACAACCTAAGTCAATCGCAAGAAAAGTAAGGAGATTTAGAAAGGTATGACAATATTTACTAAATATTCTATAAGAGAAATAGAAACACTTCGTACTGTTGTTAAATCACAACATATGAAACATTACCCAAAAGACTTTGTGAATAATCACGAAGCTGATAGAATCATAGAATCTCTATCGGAAGAAGCTAGAGAAAAACTATATGAACTAGCAGTTAATTATGGCATCACTAAGTTATAAGCCAGACGGCGATACAATAAAACACTTTTTAAAAGACGATACTTTCTTTAGAGGAATACGAGGGCCTGTTGGCTCTGGTAAATCTGTAGCTTGTTGTATTGAAATAATAAAACGAGCTATATCACAAAAGCCGAATGATGAAGGGATTCGCAAAACTAGATGGGCGGTCATTCGTAATACTAACCCTCAACTTAAAACTACTACAATAAAAACTTGGCTAGATTGGTTTCCTGAAGAAGATTGGGGAAACTTTACTTGGAGTGTACCTTATACACACAGACTAAAAAAAGGGGATATTGATTGTGAGGTAATCTTTCTAGCGTTAGATAGACCTGAAGATGTTAAGAAATTACTGTCTTTGGAACTTACAGGAGTATGGATCAATGAGGCACGAGAGATTCCTAAAAGTATTGTTGATGCTTGTTCTATGCGTGTTGGTCGTTTTCCATCTATGCGTGATGGTGGCCCAACTTGGTATGGAGTCGTTTGCGATACCAATCCACCTGATACCGATCATTGGTGGGCAATTATGGCAGGTGAAACTGTTATACCTGATTATATAAGTAAACAAGAAGCTAAGATGTTGATTAAGCCAGATAATTGGAAATTTTTTAATCAACCACCTGCTATGTTAGAAATAAAAAATAAAAACAATGAGATACAAGAATATAAAAAATCTGAAGTATCTGAGAATAGAAAGAATCTTACAGAGAATTATTATAGTAATATTATCCGTGGTAAAACAAAATCGTGGATAGATGTATATGTTCTTAATAAACTTGGTACTGTTGAAGATGGTAAACCCGTATATGAATCATATAGACAAGATGTACATATGGCTAAAGGTGAACTTGCACTTGCAGAACATCTTCCTGTTTATATGGGGATTGATTTTGGTCTTACACCTGCTTGTGTTTTTGCACAAAAGATAAGAACCAGATGGATAGTATTTGAAGAACTTGTAGCAGAAGATATGGGTATTGTTAAATTTTCTGATTTAATGAAACAATCTATGGCACGATATCATCCTAGAACTTTTTATATATTTGGAGATCCTGCAGGAGATCATAGAGTACAAACAGATGAAAGCACACCATTTCAAATACTAAGAGGTAAAGGTATTACTGCCCGACCTGCTCCAAGTAATGATGTTACATTGCGAATAGAGTCTGTAGCTACTTGTCTTAATAGAATGGTAGATGGTGAATCAGGTATTCTTATTGATAAAAGTTGTATTAATTTACTTAGAGGATTTGCAGGTGGATATCATTATAGACGACTTCAAGTATCTGGTGAACGCTATGATGATCGACCAAATAAAAATAGATTTTCGCATGTACACGACGCTTTACAATATTTATTACTTGGTGCAGGTGAAGGTAGGTCTTTGACAATCGGTACTAAATATAGTAAACCTATAATAGCTAAAAAAAATTTTAATGTTTTTGATGTAAAACCCAAGAGCATTTATGAAAGAAGGAGATAGCTTATGTGTGGTGGTGGCGGTGGCTCAAGACCTGCTCCTCCTCCTCCTCCTCCTCCAATCTCTGCATCCCAAAGGGCACAGAGAGCGGCAGATAGGAGGAAGCAGTTGAGAGAGAAGTCTGAGTTGAAAGAAGAAAGATATCAAGATACACTTGCAGAAGTTTCTGGTAGAAGAGGCAGAAGGTCGCTTATGTCAGGAAGAAGAAGTGGATCGGGTTATTTAGCAGTACAAGGCACAGTTAGTCGTGGCACTCTTGGAGTGTAAATGGTTGTAGATGTCATACCTCAAGCACCTGTTGATTTTTCGGAATCAAAGGTCAAACAACTTCTTGCTAAATATAGACGAGCACAAGCAATAAAAGATCAATGGATTCCTATCTTTGAAGATTGCTATGAATATGCTTTACCTCAAAGGGAATCATTCTATTCAGAAAGTATAGCAAAAAGAAGAAGTGAAAGAATCTTTGATGAAACTGCTGTTGTAGGAGTTCAAGAGTTTGCATCTCGTTTACAATCAGGCATTGTACCAAACTATGCAAGATGGGCAGAGTTTACAAGTGGTACTGAAATTCCAAAAGATGAACAAAAAGAAGTAAACGAAATGTTAGATACTGTTACTGAATATGTATTTGAAATTTTACAAAACTCAAATTTTTCACAAGAAGTTCACGAAACCTTTTTAGATTGCGCAGTAGGTACAGGATGTCTACTTGTTGAAGAGGGTGATGCTGTACACCCAATAAAATTTAAAGCAATCCCTTTACCTCATTTATTATTAGATGCAGGACACGACGAAAAGATAGATCATATATTTAGAGAAAGAAGAATTAAATTTAGACAAATATTAAATGCTTATCCTAATGCAAAATTACCTGCACGGATGATGGAAGAAATGGGCAAGAATCCAGATGCAGAATGTAAACTTATTGAAATAGTTTATCGTAATTATAACAATACAAAAGAAGAAGAATATCAATTCTGTGTTATTTCAGAAACATATGAAGCAGAATTATTTTCACAAACATTTAAAGGAATGGGATCAAATCCATATTTAATATATAGATGGAGTAAATGTGCAGGTGAAGTATATGGAAGAGGGCCACTACAACTTGCTCTACCTGCAATTAAAACTTCTAATCTTGTTATTGAATTGATATTAGAAAATGCACAAATGGCAATATCTGGTATGTATCAAGTAGAAGATGATGGTGTAATTAATGTTGATAATATTCAATTAATTCCCGGAACAATCATACCAAAAGCTGTTGGCAGTAGTGGACTTACACCTGTTCAACCTGCAGGAAACTTTCAGGTTTCAGATTTAGTATTACGAGATATGCGACAAAATATAAAGAAGGCACTATATAATGATATGTTAGGTACGCCAAACGAAAAGACACCTATGTCAGCAACAGAAGTAGCAGAACGAATGGCTGACCTTTCTCGTCAAATAGGTGCGGCATTCGGAAGATTACAAGCAGAACTTGTTAATCCTGTATTACAACGAGTAGTTTATATATTAAAGAAACAAGGGCGAATACAAATTCCAACTGTTAATGGTAGAGAAATAAAAATAAGATCCTCTTCGCCACTTGCACAAGCACAACAACAACAAGATGTTGCTACTTTAGATAGATTTATAGGAATGTTACAAGCCAGACTTGGCCCACAATTAACTAATATTCTTGTTAAGCAAAACGAAACGGCTAAGTTTTTAGCTAAAAAACTAGGTGTTCCAGAAGAGTTAATTCGTTCTGATAAAGAAATGGGACAAGCGGCGGGTCAAATAGGAGAAATGGTTCAAGGGTTACAGCAAACAGGTATGCAACCAAGGGATTCCATTAACGCTTTACAAAACATTACAAAGTAGTATAAATAGAGTATGAAAGCAAAACCTAATCGTATAGTAGGATTAGATAATTTTGAACGAAGTCCTGACGAAGAAACCCGTCTTAATTTTATCTTTGAAAGTGTATTTAAAACTGATGCAGGTGCAGAAGTATTAAAATATCTACGAATGATTACAATAGAAGCTGTTGCAGGTTCAGAAATAAGCGATCAGCAACTAAGACATATTGAAGGTCAACGCTATATAGTAGGTTTAATACAACGCCGACTAAATAAAGGAAGAAGTCAAAACATCATAAAGGAGAAACAAGATGTCAGATAATACAGAACAAGCAGAAGAAAATACTGCAGAAGTAACAGAATCTACTGAACAAACGGCTGAACAACAGCCACAAGAACCACAAAATTTATCTGAAAGACCAAATGATACTTTGGTTCAACCAACAGCAGATGACTTAATTCTTGGTAAATTTAAATCACAAGAAGATTTAGAACAAGGATATAAAGAATTAGAAAAATATGTTGGTGGTAACAAAGATGAACTTAGAGATCAAATTATAGATGAACTTTCACAAGAAGCTGATTCTGAAGTTCCAGAAAATTATGAATTACCTGCATTACCAGAACATATAACAGAAGATGATGTTATGGAAAATCCTATGACAGAATGGTGGCGAGGTCATTGCGCAGAAAATGCATATGATCAAGAAATGTTTGAAAATGGTATTAATGCATATATTGATATGATGGGAGAGTACGCTCCTAATGCAGATGCAGAAATACAAAAATTAGGAGAAAATGCTCAGGCAAGAATACAAGCTGTAGATAGTTTTTCACAAGCATACTTTTCTCCAGATGAACACGAATACCTTAGTTCAACTATAGGTACAACTGCAGAAGGTATTGAAATACTAGAAAAAATTATGCAAATGAGAAATGAAAATATATCTTCTTATCAACAACAAGAACCTCTAAATAAACTTACCCTAGAAGATGTAAGAGGGATGATGAAAGACCCTCGCTACTTTGACCCAAAAGAAAGAGATGAATCTTTTGTAAGAAAAGTAGATGATGCATTTGCTAGACTCTATAGATGATATATCAAGACCTTGCTACGCCTGATGATGCTTTTGAATTAGCATTGCATATGAAGAGTAAAGATAGGTTTGAGATAGCATTATTTGGTCTTGATCCACTTATGGCACTATTATATCCATTTAGAGCAAACCGACCAAATACAATAACTTGGACAATTTTTGATGACAAGAAACCTATTGCAATGTGGGGGTGTGTTCCTATTAAAGGTCATAAAACAAAAGCTACTTGTTGGTTTCTTAGTGGTGAAGATGTAATGAAGAATATGCGATTCCTACGCCAGACAAAACGGGCATTTAATTGGACAATTTCTCATTACCAACACTTGCATAACTTCGTTACAGAAGAACAAACACAAACTATAAGATGGCTTAAATGGTTAGGATTTAAATTCCAAAATGAACCACTACTTGTCAAAAATGTAAAAGTAAGATATTTTTACTATGAGTCTTGCGAAAAGACTCAAGTGGAACCCATTGATGATTTATGTGGCCCTATATGGAAAACCCGAATGAATCAAACTATGGACAATTCTTGAACTGTAATATTAACTTTATTAGGAGATAGTTATGGCAACTTCCATTACTACTGCCTTTATTAAGCAGTTTGAATCAGAAGTCCATATGGCGTATCAGCGTATGGGTTCTAAACTGAGGAATACAGTAAGACAGCTTAATAATGTAAAAGGCAATCAAGCGAGATTCCAAAAGGTGGGCAAAGGTAGTGCAACTGAGAAATCAAGACACGCTAATGTTCCAACTATGGAAATAACTCACAATACAGTTGATGTAACTCTATCTGATTTCTATGCGGCGGATTATGTTGATAGATTAGATGAGTTGAAAACTAACATAGATGAAAGACAAGTTCTTTCACAATCGGCGGCTTCTGCTCTAGGTAGAAAAACAGATCAACTTATTGTTGATGTGTTAGATGCAGGGTCTAATAGTAACAATGTCGTACACGGCTCTGCAGGTCTTACACTTGCAAAGGCGTTAACAGTTTACGAAAATTTCGGCGAAGCTGATGTTCCTGATGATGGACAAAGATATTTTGTTGTATCTTCAGCAGGTTGGGCAGATTTATTACAAATTGACCAATTCTCAAGAGCAGAGTATATCGGTGAAAAAGAACTACCATATTCAGGTGGTATGACGGCTAAGAGATGGTTAGGGTTCTTATGGTTCTCTTTCTCTGGTCTGTCGCTTTCTAGTACAACTAGAGATTGCCACGCTTACCACAGATCATCTGTTGGTTTAGCTATGGGTTCTGATATCAGAACTGAAGTAAACTATATACCTGAAAAGGTCAGTAATCTAATCACTTCATATATGTCTATGGGTGCTGTGATGATTGACAATGATGGTGCGATAGAATGTCAAATAACAGAATAGGAGAAAACTAATGGCTTTTACTCAAGCAAACTTAAAAAAGATTGCAGGTGGTGGAGATCAAAATGTTTATCTCTACAACTCTGCTGATGCTGTTGCAACCATTGCAGGATCAGGTTATTTTAATAATGCTACCAATCAACTTCATCAGAATGATGTAATCATTACTGTTGGGTCAACGGGTGGCACAAGAACAGTAGATGTCCTTGTTGTATCAAGTGCAACGGCGGCGGCTACTGTAACAACTATTAATGGTACATAGGGTATTGGGGGAGGCAACTCCCCCGATATTTAAATTATGGCAAGTAAAATAGATATATGTAATCAAGCACTTGTATTAGTAGGAGCGAATGTAATATCTGCTCTTACAGAAAACAATACAGAAGCACGAGTGTCTAATCAATTATATGAATCAACATTAAAAAATTTATTAACAAAAGCAAGATGGAGATTTGCTAGTAAACAACAGCAAATGTCTAAAAGTTCTACCGATCCTTTAGACAAATGGGATTCTGCATATCAGATACCGAATGATGCATTATTAGTGCATACAATTACAGTATCAGATAATGTAATTCCTTTTGATAGATATGGTGAATTTTTATACACCAATAGTGGTGCTAACGATACTGTAATACTACATTATACTTATCAACCACACGAAGATCAGTTTCCAGAATATTTTGTTCAAATATTAGTATTTGAGTTAGCAAGTTTATTTGCAGGTGCTATAGCTAGAAATGATAATCTTTCTGTACTATATCAAAAAAGAGCAAATATTCAGCTTACACAAGCTAGGGGTATGGAATCACAAACACAAACTACAAGAAAACTTAATACAAGTTTACTGATTGAAGTAAGGAACAGAGGTACAGCAGATGGAGTGAGAGCAGTTGTACCAAGTAGCAGTTAAATGATATGGCAATACAAAGAGTGCATCAAAATAGTTTTACCCGTGGAGAGGTTGACGAAACTGTTGTAAGTCGTACAGATGTACAGGCATTTCAACAAGCACTTAGAAGAGGAAGAAATATCTTTTGTCTAAATCAAGGTGCAATGGAAAGACGCCAAGGTACTTTGTATAGAGCAGATTTAAATGAAGAAACTAGGTTAGAAGCATTTATATTTAATGAGAATCAAGAATATATACTAGCTTTTCAAAATACTAAATTACTTATATTTTCTACAAACGGCACACTATTAGGCACATTAACAGGTTGTCCTTGGACTACTTCTAATTTATTTGAATTTACATTTACACAATCTGCAGACACAATGATTGTTGCACATACAGCATTCAGACCACAGTTAATTGTAAGAACAGGAGCAACAACATTTACTAAAGCAGATTTTCAATTCGCAACAAACTTTAATGATACAGAAATATTTCAACCATATTTTAAATTTGCAGATTCTAATATTACTTTAGATATAGATCAAACAACAGCACAAACAAATGTAAACTTAGTAACAAGTGTTGCTTATTGGGACTCAACTATGGTTGGTAATATTTTACGATATCACAAATCAGAGATAGAAGTTACAGCAGTAACAGATAGTACAAATGCTGTAGGTACTTTACGAAAAGATGTACGAATAGAACTTGATGATGATCCAATGAAATCTGAACAAGGAACAGCTAAAATAATTGTTTTGCATCCACAACACGGATTTTCTACAGGTGCATCAATTACTATAGAAGGTGCAGAAAGTATTTTAAATGATTCTGGTTCAGGTCTTACAGCAACAAATATAAATGGTACATTTACAATAACTGTTCTTGATGATGATCGTTATGAATATACAGCTACAAGTGGTACAGCAGGAGATTCTCAAGATGGTGGTGGTACAAATGTTAGAATTATAGGACACCCACCAACAAAACAATGGGATGAAGAAGTATATAATACACATAATGGCTTTCCAACAGCAGTTAGGTTTCATCAGCAAAGACTTTTTTTTGCAGGTGGATCTATAAGTGATTTTATTTGTGGTAGTCAAACAGCAGACTTTTTTCACTTTGGTTTAGGGGATGGTGATGATACAGACGCTATTCAAATAAATATTGCATCAGACCAAGTAAATAGAATTCAACATTTAATTTCTGGTAAACATTTAGAAATCTTTACAACAACAGGTGAATTTTATTTAAAACCTCAAGTAGGTAAACCACTTACACCGACAGATTTACAAGTATTAAAACAAAGTGATCTTGGTTCGCAACTTAAATGTATGCCAAGATTATTTGATGGTGCGGCAATCTTTATTCAACCGAATGGTAAAACAGTAAGAGAATATTTTTATAATACTGCTAATGAAGAATATACACCTACAGCATTATCTATACTTTCACCACAAGCTGTAAGTAGTCCTACTGACTCTGCAATAATAAAATCATCCGGAATAAGAACAGAAATGTTTATGTTGTTTGTAAATGACAATGGAACAATAGGAGTGTTTTCTGCAAATAGACAAGAAAAATTATCAGGTTGGGTAATATGGGAAACAGATGGTGATTATATATCTGTAGGTGCAACAACACAATTTATGTATGCTGTAGTTAAACGAACTGTAAATGGTGCTACTAAATATTATTTAGAGCAATTTTCTAACTCACAATATGAGATACCAACAGATGCTTCTGTATCTAAAGTCTTATCTTCGTCATATCAACCACACGGAACGCCTTTAATAAAAGGTGCAGTTACTAGTGCTAATACTGTTATAATAGATGGCTTGACACAAGTACCCAAAGCAGGGGAGCAATTTACCTGCAATTCAATAAGTTGTACGATACAGAATGTAGCAACAACAAGTACATCAGGTGAATATATAGTTACAGTTGTACCTGCTCTAACAGCATCTGATAATGCACCAATAGAATTTACTACCTCTTATACATTTACAGGGTTAAATACTTCACCAGATTTACGAGGTAAAGTAGTACACGCTACATCAGGTACAGGAGAAAATGATACAATAGTTTATTATGGCAGTAGTACAGTTGATTCTAATGGTGTTGCTATATTTCAAAAACCTGCATCAGGTATTGATATAGGTATTGATTATACAGTAGATGTTTCCACATTATCTATAGATGCAACTTCACCTGTAAGAGGATTAGGTTCAACATACGGATTACCTAGAAAAATAGGAAAAACTATATTAGAATTATCTAAAACACATAATTTACAAGTAAACAGTAATGATGTAATTGTAAGCAATGGATTTGAAATGACAGGATATACAGGTAAAAAAGATGTACATAGTTTAGGTTATAGCCAAGAACCTTTTATTACGATTACACAATCTGTGCCATTACCTTTCAGAATATTATCTATAACAAGTGAGTATTATTTCTAATGTGTCCTCCAGCCGCCGCCATTCCATATATTAGTCTAGCTTTCACAGTTATAAGTGGTGGCTTTCAAGTATATTCTATGATGCAACAAATGAATGCTGATGATACATCAAATTCATATGAACAACAAATGTTAGAAGAAAGGCGTAGGCAACAAGAAGAAGAAGCCAAAGCTAGAGAATTGCAAATGCAAAAAGACTTAAATGATAGAAAAAGAGAAGCACTTAAACTACACAAATCAAACAGAGCAAGTTTGGCCGCTTCCGGCGCTGAGATAGGTTCACCAAGTTTTACTAACTTTCTTTCAGCTAATAGAGAAGCTGAAGGACGAGATCAATCTAATATTACTTTAATGGGTAGAGAGGCACAAGCACAAGCACTTATGGATGCAAGACAAACAGGTATTGCAAAAGACGCTTCGTTATCAGCTTACAAATCAAGAAGAAAAGCAAGTATATATAGTGGTGTAGCAGGATTAGTTGGTATGGGTGCTAATGTTAATTGGTCAGCGTTTGCACAAGAGGATGATGCACCACCACCGAAGAAGGAAGATACATAATGGTTAAACGATCCAAGGATATGGTTTCTTATAGAGAACAAATAGGAGTAACTGCTCCTATTGGATATCAAACAGCAATACAAAAAACACAAGAATCTGCAGTAGCTTGGGATAAAACCTTTGAAAAAATATCAGATACTTTTACAGCATTACAGAAAAAAACAGATCAAATAAGAATGAAAAACGCTGTGCAAAATGCAAAATTTGAAATGGATGAAAAACAAATAACTGATGAAAAGACAGGTGAAGTAAGAACAGTTAAAACAATGAAGCCATTTAAAGCAGATAGATTTTTTTGGCAAACAGATCAAGATGATTATGATAAAATGATTGTTGCTAAAATGAAAATGGATCTTGGTTTACAGTTTGAAAAAGAAAGTATGGCACAATTAGAACAATCGTTTAATGCCAATGAAGATGCTAATGGATATGTAAATAGAATGGCTCCAATATTTGAGTCATATAAACAAAATTTACCTTCAAAATTCTATGATGTAATACGACCTACTCTTGAAGCACAAATGCTACAAGATCAAAAGAAAGCACAAACTAAATTTAGACAACAAAGAGAAGAAGAAACAAGTGCTTTTGCAGAACAGTATTTTAGTAAAGCAGAACAACAATTTAAGAGAGATGTGCTAATTGATCCTAGTAGTGCTAAAGACATAGCTAATGCATCAATAGCTGAAATACCTGAAAATCTTGTTGGTAGAAGTATTACGGAAAGAGTTAAGTTTCAATCAATGATTAATGGGTTACATAAATTCTATTCGTCAGAAGTTAGTGGTGTAAACTTACAACAGCTACTTGATCCAACTACACCAAGAAGTCAAACTAGTTTTGGCAGAAAAGAACAAGAAAGCAATTTAGTAGCTATTCGTGATTTGATTGATGGTAAAGGAGCACAGCAAATAGCATTTGGTGGTAAAGTATCAACTCTTAAACAAGAGGATTTTAATAAAGTATTAGATGGTCTTACTGAAGATGAAGTAGATGCTATTGATTCTAATCTTACCGAGCGATTAGCCAATACATCTGGCTCTAGCGAACTAAGTGAAGCTATAGCAGGTTTTTCTAATTATACTCAACAAAGACAAGCATCTACAAACTATACTGATCCATTTGTACAAAAAAAAATGACACAGGTAGCTAAAGATAGTCCTGCAGAATATTTTCAAATACTTGCACAAAGCTCAAGCAATCCATCTCGTTTAGCTAATTTAACTACATATGACCAAGCTATGAGAACACCAGAGTTTTATGAAGCACACGGCAGACTTGGAGCAATGCCTACTGTAATAAAAGATTCTATAGAACAACTTATATTATCAGGTGATGCTGATGTAATACAAGCAATGCTTAATCCTATGGTTGCATCAGCAACACGATTATCAGGAACTATGTATAAAGGTAAGTTTATAAGAACAGATAGTTATGAAAAAATGTTTCCTAGTTTATCTGATAAAGCACATAATATTTTAGAAGGTGTAAGAGTACGATCATTAGTTAATGATAGAATAGACTTTACTACAGTAGCTACTGAATTATCTACAGCATTTGATAAAAACATTGATGAAAGAAGTGGTAATGCTTCTGTTGTTAATAAAGCAGTTGATGATGCAATTAAGCATGTAATTGATAAAACAGGTATTATGTTTGGTGAAGATAATTTAGCAACACCATTAAGAAATACTTTAAGAATGTATTTACGAAGTTCTACCATATATGATCCAAATGTTACAACTGAACCAACTAAAGGTTTTAAACAAATGGGTATGAAGTTTTATAATACTCTTACTGAAAAAGGTATAATAGGCAAAAGTAATTTTAATTATATGGCAGGAGGTGATGCAGGAGAAAGTGGCGTTGTATTATATCCATTAGAGCGACATAAGGTAACCGATCCTAATAATCCGAATAGAATGATAAATGATCATCACGAAGCGTATATTATGAATCAAATTAGTAAATTTGAAAGATATAAAAATGTTGATAGAAATAAAATGAAACTTGGTAGAGATTTTAGAGTATATCCTGTTAATACTAAAAATATGAATTTAACAGATGATACTGCAAATATTTCTTATTATTTATTAGAAATAAATAAAGGCACAGGTGATGCTACACCTGTATTAGAAGATGATGGCACATTTTATTTTTACACACCAAATGATGTAAAAGAAAAACTAGATAAAGCTAGAGATCAGGATATAGAAATTGGTATGGTACTTAGTAAAGATATTACACATTATGACGCACTTAATGAAGCTAATAAACAAAGGATAAGAGAAGCAGAAAACTTTGCAGACAATTATCCAACAACATTTAATGCACTAATTCCTAATTATGGCAAGAATTAATACTACATCAGTAGATAGTCTAAGTAATAATCAACAAGATTTTTTACGAGCATATAACTATGCACAGCTTAGACGAGTGCCTGTTATGGCTAAAGAAAATAAGTATGTTCCTAACAATTCTTTCTTTGATGATGTTATGGATCATTATAGTTTGTCTTGGCTTAATCAATGGGCAGAAAGTACATCACCTATAGACCAACAAGTAAGTGATGAATACGATCCTAATTATGATGTATTTGCTGACAACTTTGAGCCTTACCTACCTTATATGAAAGAATTTATTGGTATTAAAAATAAAGAACAAGCTGATTTTTTAAAACAAAAAATAGATAGAAACAATGCTAGACGAGATAGATTAGAGCAAGCAGGCAGAATACTACCGGGATTTGCGGCGGCGTTTCTTGATCCAACTACATACATACCTATACCTATGGTAGGAGGATTAGGATTTGTTAAAGGTGCAGTACGAGGTGGTGTAGGTGTTGGTGGTATAACAGCATTAACAGAACCTATACGACACAATTTAGATCCAACTTCTACATTTGAAGAAACAACAGCAATGATTGGATTGAGTGCACTTGCAGGTGGTTTTATCGGAGGAGTAGCAGGCTCACTTACAGCTAACTTAGGTAGCAAAACTTTAAAGAGTGCATTGCCTAAAGGTACAAAAAAAACATTAGATGACTACGACAAAGAGTTATCTGAAAACGAAGGTATCAAAGATTATAATCAAGAAGAATTTTATATAAATCCAAAAAAAAATTTTGAAGATGTAACTATAAAATCAAAGCGAGGTAAAGAAGCTAGAGAGCCAGAACCTATTAAAGATGCAATAGATGCAATAGAATATCTTGATCCTAAAGGTTATAAGAGTCTTAGAATTATTGATGGTTATACAGGTAGGCACGATAAAAATGGTAAATATAAGAAAGCATTTTATCAAAGAAAAAATAATACAATACGAATAGATAGAGAAGCTATAAAACGAACATTCATAGATTTGCCGTGGACTAAACCTACAGTAAAAGGTGTTGAAGCATTACCAAGAGATACATTTAATAATGCAGACGAATGGGCAGATTTTGTTATGTTGCACGAATATTCACATAGTAAAATAAAACAAAAACCCGGACAGAGCATAGCAGATTATGAAAATGCAATTAATCGTAATGCTATGGAAATACTTGGTAAAATTAAAAAATTTAATAAAGGTGATGCTATTCGCATAAAATCAGTAAGTGGTATGAAAAGATTTAAAGCACTACCGGGAGAGTCTGTACCACAGCTAAGAGGAAGAATGCAACAACAACGAGAAATAGTAGATCAAACATTTACACAAACAGGTGTACAACAAGCTATAGAAGAAACAGAAACAGCAGGTGTTCGTAGTAATGTAGATGATGTTGTGGCTAGATATAATAATCTTACTAATGAAGTAGAATTAGATATAGTAAAAGCAAAAGCACAGTTTGAACAAAAAAAACATTTAGAACAACTAAGACAGGTTGGAGTAACACCACCTGCAAATTTATTTAGAACAGCAGATGATTGGGTAAATTACACAGTAAGACGAGCAATATTTGCAAGTGAAATTATGCCTAAGACACTTAAAGAATTTAAAGATATGCCTGTAAGTGAATATCTAAGCACTCTTAACAAAAGAGTAATTGATGACATTGTAAAAGACAATGTGTCTAAAGGTGCAGAAACTAGTGGTATTAAATATTTAAGAATATTAGAAGAAGTACAAAACCTTGGAGGCGTAGTTAATGCTGTAGGTAGAAATGTTAAAAACAAAAAATTAAGAGAAAGGGTAGCACGAGATATGCTTGAACTATTAGGCGATCACGGAGTTATGACTAAAATGAATAGGGAAGGTTATTCTGCTACACCTGATTCTGTATTATTGCGAACATTTACTCAATACCAACCAAAACTTAGAGATGCTATATTTGAAATGGAAGATGCTTATTTTGGATATCACGGAATTGCTTCTGATAAAACAGGTGGACAAAGAACTATTGCTAGAGGTGTATTAGCTACACAACAATTTGGCTCAAAGGTTAAAAATGCTTTTAATAAAACAAAACAAGGTGAAGTACCACCAGATGTAACGCTTAGAGATTATTATAGTATGGTTGGTAGATACATAATGGATGAAGATGTATTACAAGAAACACAAGATATTGCATTGCAGGAAGCTATAAAAAAAGGATCAATACCATTTAATAGATTAATGAAAGAATTTAATGATGTAGCAAGTAGTTTGCAAATGTTTAAATCTCAAAAGAGTTTTCAAATAATGACAAAAAGGGCAGAACTTACTTTAGCTAAAGCATTAGATATGCAAAGAACAGGTAAGTTTACGGGTGAACAAGCAGAAGCACTTGCTAAAAAAATACAAAGCAAAAGAGAATTTTTAAAATTACAACAAGCTGAAATAGATGTTGTAGCTAACGACTCCTTAACAGCAGGAAAAGAAAAATATTTTACTAGATATTTTAGACACGACAAATTAGTAGAAAATGCAGATGAGTTTAAAGCAATATTAAGACGACATTTTGAAACAACATTACCACAAAAAATAACTGATCCTAAATATCTAAAGCGTAGAAAACTAGCAGAAAAAAGAAATAAACTTACGGCTAAAGAAAAAATACCTGACGATCTAACAAATAGAGAAAAAATATTAGATGCAGAAGTAGAATATCATTACAACCAAATCTTAGAAGGACATTCAAGATGGGGTGATATAGAAGGAATACACGGATATGGTATTGATGTTGATGGTCAATACAAAGTAGGAGCAAGACAATTACTACAAAGAGAACTTGATATTCCTAACAAAGAACTAAAAGATTTTATAGAACAAGATGCAGAAATTGTTATGCGACAATATGTACAAAGAATGGCACCTGCTTTAGAATTGCATAAAAAATTTGGTGATGTACATTTAACAGAATATTTAGATAATCTTGAATTAGATTTAATAGCAGATAATGTACCACAAACAGCAAGACAAAAAATAATTAATGGCTTTAGAGATGGAAAAGATAATTTATTAGGTACGCTTTATTCTGATGATCCAACAACATTAAGCGTACAAATAGCTAATAGTATTCGTAATCTTGCAAGTTTAGCATTTATGGGAAAAGTTACAATAAGTGCCTTGCCTGAGATAGCTAGACCATTAATGGTAAATGGTTTTCATAGAACATATAAAGATGTAATTGGTGCTTATGTAGGAGGTTTAGAAACTATTGGTAAACATTCTAATATTAATGAGTTAGACCAACTTGTACCTATACTTGAAGGTGAACTCTCTAGTGCTTCTTCTCGTTTTGTCTTTGACTCTACAGCGCAACAATCAAAAAATTTTGGTGGATATTTTAATAAAGCTGTTGGTCAATGGCTTGAACGCCCACAACAAGCATTTTATCAAGCTAACATTCTTACTCCATATACAAGAGGAATTAAAAGAATTGTACGCCGTATGAGTATGCATAGATTTGTAGAAGATAGTGCAAAACTTGTAGCAGGTAAACTAGATGAAACAGGCATTGCCCGTCTTGCATCATATGGTATTGATAAAAATGTAGCTGAAGTATTTAGTCGTATGCCAATAGAAAAAAGTAAAGGAACATACTATTTAAATTCTATGGCGTGGGATGCATTGCCCGGTGGTAAAATGGCAAGACGAAAATTACAAAGTGCAATATATGCAGATATGAATAGAACTATTGTAACGCCTAGTGCCGCTGATCAAGTGAATATGATGCACGGAGTAATCAGAATTAATGATGAAGGAATTGCTGAACTGATGGACAATCCATTATTCAAAGCAATGGGATTCCAAAAAACAGATATGGGTGGTAAAATAAATAATGCTTGGCTTGGTTTATTATTACAGTTTTATTCTTGGGGAATAAGTGCAAATCGTAAAGTGTTAATAGGTTTAGCACAAGGAAGAGATGGCAAAATGGGACAAGCTATGGCAGGTGTATCTAGTGCTATAGCATTAGGTATGATGGCAGATTGGGCAAAAAATCCTAGATATTATGAAAACAAAGATTTAGGAGAAAAGATTATAAGAGGTGTAGAATTGTCTGGTACAACAGCATTATTAGGTGATGCTAACTTTATGTTAGAAACTACAAGTGGTGGATTTTTTGGAGAATCAATAGGTGCAAGACCATTGTTAGGATTAGATCAACGCTTTGGAGATGCTGATGGAGATGATGCAGTTAAAGAAATAATAGGTAGTGGCCCAAGTATGCTATTTGATGTAATAAGTGCATTTTCTAACGACACCTTGTCAGATGTTGAAAAAAAGACTATGTTAAGAAAGTTGATACCTTTAAATAATTTTTGGTTATGGGATCAAGCATTTAGAGATTTATATAATGATGTGGTAATAGAATGACAATATCAAGTGCAAATAATACTCCAAGAGTAATTTACACAGCTACGGCAAGTCAAACAGTTTTTACAATACCATTTGAGTTTTTTGCTGTAACTGATGTTAAAGTATATGTTGGTTCTACTTTAGCTACATACAGTACAAACCCGACAACAACTACTCAATTCAGTATTCAAGCAACAACATCTGCATCAGATAGTGCTTATGAATATGGTTCAGGTGGTACACTTACATTTGGATCTGGACAAACTGCAGGTACAGTAATTACTGTATTAAGAAGAATAACAATAGAAAGAACAGTAGATTTTCCTACAAGTTCTAGTTTAGATATAACAAGTCTTAATACTGAACAAGATCAAGGTATTGCTATCTTTGGTGATCTTAATGATAAAATATCAAGAAGCATTACACAAAATGATTATGATGAAAGTGCAACACTTACATTACCTGCTAAAACAGATAGAGCAAGTAAAACTCTAGCGTTTGATTCAAGTGGTAATGTTATTGCTCAATCTGCTCAAGGGGTACAAACAGTAAATGTGGCTACAGGTGATGCAGGTACAAGTGCAACTTCAACATATGATGCTACTACAGGAGTTCTAGATTTAACAATACCTAGAGGTTCTGATGGTACACAAGGCCCTGCAGGTGCAGACGGATCAGATGGTATTTTCTTATCTATAGCTAGTCAATCTGAAGCACAAACAGGTACAGAAAACACGAAAGGTATGACACCTCTTCGTACAAAAGAAGCAATTAATGCACAGGTTGGTGCAATTTCTACTATAGCTAGTAAGTTTTTTGGTCTTAAAAAAACAGTAGATGGCACAGGTAGAACTATAGCAACACAAGAGCATACATTAGTGGGAGGATCAGAGAATCTAACACTTTCTGATTATGATACATATTTCTTCGCAACAGGCTCAATTTTTATGAGTATTGACACTAGTGGACATTTGCTAATAAATATGCCATAAAGGAGGTAGAAAAATGGCAACAGTTGATTTAGGAAAAATAAAGTTTACTTGGAGAGGTGCATTCTCTACGAGTAATACATACGAAGCAGATGATGTAGTGTCGCATTCTGGCTCCTCTTGGGTGTATGTAAATACTACATCTAAGACAGGAACAAATGCAGGAGCACCTTCCTCAACTAATACTACACATTGGAATGTAATGGCACAGGGTACAGGTACATTAACTACATCTGGTGATTTGCTTACACATAACGGATCGGTTGAACAACGAGTACCTATAGGTTCAACAGGACAGATTTTAAAAGCTAGTGGAACATCAATTACTTGGTCAAACTCTGATGCTTTTTATCAAGTAGATGTTTTAGGCAGTAATGTTCCTTTATATGCTAATACATTTAAAGCTACTACTGATACAGGCACAGATGGTAAAAGACCTTGGTTAGCAGAATACAATGGTAAATCAGGTGCAAGTGCAGATTGGATTCCTTATGATGGTATGCCAAACCCTGAATGTGGCCCTGTAAAAAGAGCAAGAGACGATATGCATAATGTCTATGCTTCACTATGTTATCTAAATGGTAATTATGAACCTGTTATGAGAGGGTATAACTATTTAAGTGCCGCACCTTTACCCAATGTGGCGGCTGATAATGTTGTACTAAAAAGTAAAATGTCTATGGAATTTGGTGGATTGAAGAGTGGAGAATACTTTGTTCGTCTGTGGAACAAAGGTGGTTCTTCTTGGGCATTAACAAACAAAGGTAATATGTTTGTTACAGGAGAGAATGGTAGTGGTGAATTAGGATTAGGAGATACAGTAGATAGATACCAATGGGTTAAGAATCCATATTTTGGGCCAGATGCAACTAACAATAGTGTTACTTGTGAAATTGCTTGTATAGTACCAAATTGGTTCGGAGGTTATCAATGGACTACAAATATAAGAGTATTTGTTATTTTACACGATGGCAGAGTTATGGCTTTTGGTCATAATGCTCAAGGACAATTAGGAGATGGTACAACTAATGCAAGGTCTGTACCTACTGTAATCACAGGTATATCAAATGTTAAAATGATATCTGCAGGAATGTATTGTACTTGGGTTGTAGATAATAGTGGTAATTTATTTCATTGTGGTAGTGATACTAATGGTGTAGGTGGTGGTACTGCTCGTCAATCTTTTGCACAACTTTCAGGAGTAAGCAATGTTGAACAAGCTGAATTGCATTGTATGGGATATTATTCTTCTGCTGTATCAGCACAAGGCTATGTTATACAAGCAAATGGTGATTTATTTTCCATTGGTTATAATACTAATGGTCAATTAGGTATTGGTAATACAACTGATCAATCAGCGTTTCAACAAGTTGGAGGATCTGAAAACTTTAGTGCTGTAAATATTACAGGTAATCCATCAACATCTTCTGCTGTGCTTTGGTTAGGTAATTCAGATGCAAGCAATGCAAATACAACAGATGGGCCGGGTGATATGTATCAACTTACTATTGCTACAAATACAGGTAATGGATTTAGAATGGTTGGATATAACGGCAACGGTGCTCAATTACAAGGAAATACAACAGCTACTACAGGTGTTAATATACCTTCTACTGCTACATTTAATACTTATCAACACTATACAGTTAACTCAAGTGCTGATGGTACAATTAGTAAAACTGCATTAGTATTCCCATCAACAACAATGAAGGCTTGTTTTCCAATGAGAACAAGTGGTTATAATTCACCGGGGTGGTATGGTTTAGATACACAAGGTCGTTTATGGTTATGGGGATATCATTCTACTGCACACCCATATCAAGCTACAACAAGTGCTACAAGTTATTATGGTGCATTTTTATATCCTTCGCCTTGGAATCATACAGAATCATCAGGTTCTAGCTATATAGGTAATACAGATATTGCAATAGAAGATTTTATATCAATGGGACATTATTATAGTGGTTATTGGTCGCATTATATTCGTGCATCTGATGGAACAATATATGGCTATGGTAATAACTATTATTACAATTTAGGATCAACTGTTAATACTAATTATTATGGTTGGCATAGACTTAGACCATAGGAGAATGTTATGAAATTATATCACACAACAGAAAAAATGACTGATGTCAAACACCCTGAATCAATGAAAGCATCTGAAGATTGGACAGATAAACAAACAGATAATTCTTGGCATCAAAAACAAATTTGGTGGTGGGGCGAAATAGATGGAAAGACTTATGTATCTTTGTCAGATGGATATAAAACTAGCTACAATGATGTTAATGAAACTGACTTTACCAAGTCCAATGCTACCGGAGTCAAAGCTGTAAAAGCAAAATGGACTAACATTACTGAAGATCAACAAGCATATTTTCTGGACATCTCATAAATGGACACTCGTTCTCTCAAAGCAATAGCTTCTGAAATGGAAGCTCACGAGCGTGAATGTGTTGTGTATAGAGATATGACAAAGAGTGCAATTAAAGGATTAGAATATCGTATTAAAAGGCTTGAACTATTGATCTGGGGTTCATCAGCTACTATTATAGGAGTAATGGTAACTGTTATAGTGAGTCTACTACAATGGAAGATATAAAATTAACTTACAAAGTTATTCGTAATAAAAAGAAATCCTTTACTGTTCTTATTATAGCTAATTATTTTGAATCAAAGGAAGATGCTATTGAGTTTATAGAAGCGTCGTGCTTTGAGAATGATGACTTTGTTTATCAAAGGTTGCATTAATGATTGATCCAATCTCAGCATTTGCCGCAGTTAAGACAGCACACTCAGTAATTATGCAAGGTATTAAAGTAGGTAAAGATTTATCTACTATGTCAGGATATATATCTAAATGGGCAATAGGTGAAGCAAACCTTGATGTTAAAGCAGAGAAAAAAGGTAGTAGTATATTCGGCAAGTTTAGTAATGTGGAAGCTGAAGCTATAGAAGCACATCTTCGTAAAGAAGAACTTAGAAATATGCGAAATGAATTGCGAGAAATCTTCTTGCTTTATGGATCAGCAGGTCAATGGGAAAGGTTACAAGCAGAAATTGCATCTGTCCGTGCCAAGAAAAAGAAACAATTAAGAGATATGAGAGATGCACAAGAGAAAAGAAAAACTTTAATAATAAGTGTAGTAGCTATTGCAGGTCTATTAGTTTTCATTTATTATGAGTTAAAGATACTAGGTATTATATGATTGAAGTTAACTTTGAAGATTTAGATACAATGGCTAGAACAATGTGGGGAGAATGTCGTGGCTGTGATACTGATGGTCAGATTGGTGTAGCTAATGTTATTAATAATAGAGTTAATGCTCGTAGATGGTATGGCAATACTCATCAAGAAGTTTGTTTAAAAGATTGGCAGTTTAGTTGTTGGAACGAAGGTGATCCTAATAAAGATAAAATGAAAGAGTTAAGTATGGTTGATCCTATATATATAAAAATGCTTGGCATAGCGTTTCTTGTCGTGTCTGGTAAGATTGCAGACAATACACAAAACTCTACTCATTATCACACTAAAGCAGTTAAACCTAAATGGTCTTATGATGTACAGCCTGTTTGCGAATATGGTGAACATCTATTTTATAATAATGTTATATAGGAGATAGAATGTTACCATTACTTGCACCCATAGCTAAATCAATATTCTCTACTGTAGATAAAGTAATTACATCTAAAGCAGAAAAAGAAAAAATTAAAGCTGAGTTACAACATAAAATTATTACAGGCGATCTAAAAGAAATAGAGGCCGCCGCTACTGTAATACAATTAGAAGCACAAGGCACTTGGTTGCAAAGAAGTTGGCGTCCTATAATGATGTTACTCTTTGCAGGATTAATGGTAGCACATTGGTTTGGATTTACAGCACCAAACATTCCTGAGTCCGTGCAAAATTCACTACTAGATATTATAATGATTGGTGTTGGTGGTTATACTGTTGGGCGTAGTGCTGAGAAAATTGGACAACAATGGCAAAACAAAAACAAAAAACAATAATAGATTACTTGGAGGCAAAAATGACAGGCATAGAGAAGGCTAGAAAGGTATGTGGCAAGGTTTGGGGTAAGATTATACTTCAAATTGCAAAGTACCCTCTGTACTCAGCTATAGGCGTTGTAGGACTAATTTTACTTTTATTCTACCTATAAGCTAATCATCTTCTAAATAATGTCGGTAATGATACTGATATTCTAATGGTACAACTATAATTTTTCCTTTGTGATCTAAGATTGGTACTCCATCTTTGTCAACTATTTCACCTTCATCATTAATCTTGTGTTTCATTATCTGCTTGTTTTAATATATCTATAAATAAAGGCAAGTCTAAACATACCATTGTTGTGCCGTGATCTTTGTGTAGGCACAGCAAGTCAGCACCAGACTTCCATCTTTCTAATGTTTTAAATCCTGCGCCGTCTTTTCTTGCTTTTACTTCTACGCTTAGTTTGTGCCAAGGTTCTTGTCTTATTTCTATATCGTAAGGGAAATCTGGTATTGCTCCGCTCATTGGTTGTCGTCTTGCTTTGATTCCATTTTTAACAAACTCCTTAACAAGTTTAGCTTCTACTCTATACCCTTTGCTCTTACTAAATTTACCCATCATTTCTCTCCGTGTCTGATGGCAAATCATCAATGTGCGAATCTGCTCCCACCATATCTTCTTCTGTAGGTACACCCCATATCCTTGCTAACTTGTCTATTGTTTCTCTACCACCTTGAGATAATCTGTCGTGATCCCAATACAACTCTGCAATTAACTGTTGAGTTCTTTCTTGTTTTAATTTTGTTATTGGTTCTATTTTGCTAATCATTTTATCTCCAAGTTTCTGGCACCAACACCTTTAATTAATTTGTCTTTCTTTACCAACTGCATACAAATTTTGTGTGCTTGTGAAGGTGAGGCAAAGGTAAGCTGTTCAGCAATCTCTTTATACGAAGGACTAAATCCATACATCATCAAAAAATCTTCTACAAACTTTAAGACTCGTGCTTCATTTCTTGTCATAATTATATATCCTTTTATTTATTCTAAAGTCTTTAACTCTAGTACATTTCATTGCTACAATATCCAATGGAGTGTGTAGGTACTGCTCCTGCACACTCCACCAAGTAAAGATATCGCACTTGTGTTGCAATGGCAGAGCATACTTAACATATAGTTGTCCGTCAAATGCAATCCACAAAGTTACAATAATGTTTTTAAACATTACAATGGAATGTCGTCATCAATGATTTCACCTATGTCAGCCATTGGTTTTGGCTGTTCTATAGGTGCAGACATTGGCACACCATCAGACTTAGAATCCATCAACTTCATTTCTGAGTTGAATCTATCTAAATGAATCTCGGCTTTTATTCTCTCTTCACCAGATTCGGTCTGCCATTTTCTGTATGTAAGTCTACCCTCCAATAAAACTCTGCTACCCTTCTTAGTATATTTAGCTAAGATGTCTGCAATTTTATCGTCCCAAACGACACACTTGTGCCATTCGGTTTCTTTCTCGCCTTTCACTACTCTGTTTGTAGCTACTGACAATAAGGCATAGTTAGTACCTGCACCCGTTTGTTTAATTTCGGGATCAGCACCAAGGTTGCCAATGATTTGAATCTTATTATACACTTTGTAGTTCCTTTCGTTTAGATTCATATTTAGCTACTGCCATTTGGTACAATCCCGGATTGGACTTCTTGGCTTTAGCTATGTTTACTTTAGCCATTTCATAATATCCTGTAGCTTGTTTTACTGTTTTGCTACCTTCAATATTAGTAAGAAATGTTTTGATAGCGTCATCATCTGCAGATCCGATCTTCTGGTCTGTAGTATCAAACTCATCTTCTGAATACACAAAGCCGTGTAATCCAACAAGTTTAAGTATGGCTCTATCTACTGCTCTCTTTTCAGCCATTGCATATGGATAAGCAACCTTACTATTTTTAGGACTAGCTTCTCCGTAGGTAATGACTTTCATTTTGTCATTGTGAGCATAGCATTTAACTACTGCTATACCTTGTGCAGAATTAGTTTCTACTTCTACAATGTCATCAATAACAATACCTGCTTTAGCTCCAACAAGTTCGCAGTATTTATGCAACATAATTAGTGTTGCTTTGCCACCTCGTTTGAGTTCCCACAAAGCGTGTTCGGGTTTAAGATCATACTCTGCAAGTATCTTCTTTACCCTTGGTTCTATATTAGCCATCATATTAACCTCCTTTGTTTTCTTTGATGGTTAGGTGTCCTGCTTTTGTTCTTGATATCTTGATACCACCACCTTCAGCAAGACGACAGTTGGCAGGTATTAGTTCTTTCAATACCTTACCAACTGCTCGGTGTTGATCGTATGGAATTTTTGTTTCACGCCAAGTATGTGCATTAGCTACAAACTCATTGTTCTTCTCCATATCTATACGAATCATTTCGTTTACTTTTATGTTGTCTGTATAATCGTGTACTATTTTTTCTGCTTTTATATTCTCTGGTTCTTTGTCTGTCAGTATGTGTTGCTTCCAAAAGGTATCTTCCATTTCGTAAAGCATCTTTATGTATTCATTATCGTATTGTATTTCACACCATTCGTATCTCATATTACCAAAAATTACTGAGAGGTACGCTCTATTCATCATTGCAACTTGCATATAATGTTGTAGTTGTGGCATATATTTTCGTATAACATTTTCTAAAGTGTTGTTGGCATTGGTATGCTTACACTCTAGGACACAAAATTTGTCACTAACATTTGCTATACCATCAAGACTAGCGTGTCGGAATCCATCTGTGAAATCGTGTTGCACTCTATGTGATAATAGTTTATGTCCTGTTTCCTGCCAAAACCAATGCTTGTTTAATTTCTCTGTAACAATGCCGATCTGAACAGGTAACACCCGATCCAAGTTAGCAGGTTCTTGACGCCCTGTTTTTTCTAGCCAGAGTGTGTGCCAATCACCTTCCATAATGCGAATTGCATCTGAACCACCAAGTGTTTTAGGTCGTTCTACTTTTTTCTTTGGTTGCATATTATACTCCTTTCGTATTTAGTTTATAGCACTTTTGTACTATGTTTGCAAACTTTTTTGTCTTTAAATATGTATTTTCTATGAACAACATTCCGTGATCAAATGGTGGTTCATAGATTGCAAGAAAGTCTGCAGGTACAGGCAACCTCCTGTACTTGTAAGTCTTAATTAGTTCTATTGTATATTGTTCTATAATGCACCTTGGATATTTAGCTAATATATCTTTGTATATTTTTAAACCAAGTTCATTAGGTACATCACACCCAAATGTAGAGGCACACATTTCTATTGCCGTGCCTATATATTTAGGGTCAGCAGGTTTCATATAATCTTTACAATCTAATAATGCATTGTTTAGTCTATGTAAATTTAATAGTGCCGCTTTCTCTGTAGCTACATACTCTTCAACCTTGTCGTTTTTTATCGCCAATAGCAAAGACATTATGTATTCGTTCACGGCGTTCTTCAGTACCTGCGGCGGTCTGAGTTGTATTGGTCGTGAATTTTTTGGCACGGAGTAACCAAGATCGGAAAGCATAGTGCCAATCTGATTTAGTTGTTCCACTTGCCCGATAATGGTTGTTAAAGATTTTAAGTTCGTTGTCATAATTATACCTTTCACCAAACTCTTTTACAATCCATTGCTTAGTATCAAAGCTAGGTGTAAATCCCTTTGGTATTTGTGTTAAGTGAACATTGAGAATGATATTAAAACCAAGTACCTGACACCAATTAAAAAAATTTATAGTGCTTGGTTGTTTCTTACCACATTCCCATAGTGATACAAGACTATCCGATACACCTAGCTTCTCTGATACTTCTTGAGAAGATAAACCTAAATGTTGTCGGCGTTCTTGCAAATCTTTGATTGCATATTTATACATAAGGACTTATCAGAATTTCACATTCGGAATATGATAAATCATCTGCACAACTTTGTCTAACTTCAAGGAACTTTGTGTTCTTAAACTTAGGTAAAGACAGCAATAGTCTTGCATAAAAAGGTTTGTGATTGTTATTTATTTTAAATTTCTTATCAGTAGTATCTACCATTGTTTCCCAACGAACACGATTGATAAGCATTTCACTTGATAATCTTTTATGTCCAAGATGAACCATATCTGTAGCAAACGATAGGTACAGATCCCATACTCTTGGGTTGTCTAAATGGAAATCAATGAACTCGCAAGTGTTTGGCGACTTACCAAACTTTAAAGTCTTGCGATCAAACTTTAAGTTAACATTATATTTATTCATTTTGTTCTCCATACTCGCATAGTATTATTATCTTGTTTTCTAAAAGCACATTTCATTTGTCGTATTGAAAATGCTTGGCGAAGTGATTGTTGTACACTTGCTGAGTAGGGTAAAGCAAATGATTCACCTACTTTCATATTATCTAAACATTCATATTTAGATTTATCTCTTTTATCTGGTATAGGTATACCACTTTCAAATTTAATATCCATAATATACTCCTTTGTTTTAATGGATTAATTGTGGGCGTTTGCTCATAATTAGGTACGCCCAAACCTAACCAAAACAGGGGACACAAAATTTAGTAAAAATTAACCCTGTATTTGATACTATAAATATTCAGACCAAAATTCATTCCACATTTCTAATGTTATGGCATTAAATTCTTCGTTGTGTTTAAGTGATGGCTCAATAGAACCTTCTGCTCTTGCATTCGGAAAAAGTGGTGATGACATTATAGTTGGTTTGAATGGTCGTACTGCATACCGGAACTCCTGAATAGTTTCAGACTCTCCAAGTCTTGCAACGACTTCATCAAAGATTTGATCTTCTCGCATAATATATCCCTTTCGTACTACTATTATACTATTAATATTCTACTATGCAACAAGTTCTTGCCATTGTTTTGAACCTAATGCTTTAGCTACTTCATCTTCTCTGCGCTTACGAATGGCGTGTCCACGCTCTCCGTCAGTATGAGTAGACCAATAAGTAAGAGCATTGTATAACGCCCACTTTGTACTACCAAGCGTACGACTTTCACGATCAAAACCTTCAAGTAATGTTTCTGTTCTCGTTACATTGAATGGTATTGAGTTAGATGAACGCTTGAATGTTTTAGC